CTCGCCGACCTCCGCGCCAGCCAACTCGCCGCCGGAAACTTCCAGTCATGAAACCGACACGAGGCGGAAAACGAGCAGGAGCCGGAAGGCCCCCCGGCTCCGGCCATGGGCGGACAGTCGCATCGTCCAGCATTTCGCTGACGCCGGATCTGTGGGGCAAGCTGGACCTCCTGCGCCGAGACCAATCCAGGAGCGCATTCCTCGCCGCTAAGCTCCGGAAGATGAGACCCAAGCCCTAGTAGCGCCCAATGAAATCTATGAAACAAAATACAAACACCGAGGCGGAAACCGCCCAAATCACGGACAGCCAAGCGGATGTCCAGCAGCGTCTTCGGCTGCTTCTTGACCAATTCAGGCATGTTGTCGCCACCCGCCGAGAGGTGGCGGGATACTGGAGTGTAACAGGCTTTTCCGTTCTCGCATCCAGCAGTGCGCGAGTAGCGAACCTATTTGAAATATGCGCGGACGAACTCGAACGGACCATATCAAACGAGCCGGATAGCCCAACTCGCGCAGAAATCCTGTTCGGAGCTATCGAAGAGCTGCAACGGTTGATAGCTTATTTCCGGTCAATACAAGACAACCAACCATGCAGCTAATGAGATACGGGACGCCCATGCCCGACCAGCATCAGCCGCAAGACCATGCCAGAGCCGAGCATGCGCAAACCACCGGCTCTGAAAAAGTCTACCGAAACCCGTCAAGCATGAAAGCAAAAAGATCACATCGACAGACCGTCAACCACTCACGACATTTCGGATGTCCTTACATTGTAAATCCCTTGACCTTCAGGGGGGCAAAATGCGACCATGCGGCACCCCCCCCCGGCAAAGGAATCTTTTTACCTCCAAAACGTAAGGTAAGTTTGGTTCCGTTGCTTACAATTCCTGCGGGACACCTCCCCCACGATCCCAAATATCCCGAGCGATGAAAGAAAACCCCAAGCGATGAAAGAAAATCCCACAAAAAGGAAGAGCCCGATTCCTCCGCCTCCTCGTCCGAGGAAGAAAATCGGGGATGAGCTGCCGCATGTTGCGACCTCGATGAAAGCTGGGGCGTTGGCGTGGGGCTTGCCGATCAGCGAGATTAGGCGGGCGCGGACGGGGGGGTGCAAGGCGTTCGTGGGGCAGAAAGTTTATCTCGACGGGCTGACGGCTTGGCTTACGGCGAATCCCCCGGAGCCCGCGAGTGGGGGAGGGGAGTCCCTTGATGACGCGGACAAGGAGGAGTTGGAGAGGAGGAAGCTGATCCGGGTGGTCAATCGGTTGGACATCGGGATTCAATCCGACCGGCACAAGCTGGCGGTGACGAAGGACGAGTTCGTGTCGAAGGAGCTGGTCAAGGAGGAATGGGCGCGCCTTTGGGCGATCATTGAGGCGGAGGCGAAAGACCTGATGGACAAGTCGATATTCCCCGTTTTTGTGGCGAGGGTGAAGGCGAAAATCAAATGACCGATACCGAATACCTCCGCGAGACGTTCGACGGGATTGTGCAGACACCGTTCCAGGGCGATATTATGGAGTGGTCGGATGGGAAATTGAAAATCCCGTATTCAGTTCGGTATCCGATTTACATTGCAAGCGAATCGCCTTGGCTGATTGAGACGCTTAGAGCGTTATCAGATCCAAAGATTCGGCGCGTCGATGTGAGGATGCCAGCGGGAGCAGCGAAGTCGCTTATCGGGGAGATCCAGATTGCCCATTGCCTAGCGGAAGATCCGGGATTGTATTACTACGTATGGCAAACGGATGATGACGCAAAAGACGCGATGGAGGATCGCATTTACCCGATGATCGAGGCGAACGAATTCCTCGCGAAACGGATGCCTGTTGATCGGAACAAGAAGCGTGGGATGAAGATCGCGGCCCCGCACATGAGCCTTTACGCGGTGGGGGCAAATCTTTCGGCGGCCCAGTCGAAGCGGGTGAAGTGGTTGACGATGGAGGAGCCGCACCTTTACGGACCTGGGATGATGACGGCTTTCGAGAAGCGAGTTGAAGGGGTGAAAGATTACAAGATCCTGACCCTATCGACTGGCAGCGTTCTAGGCGATGAGTCGGACGATTCTTTTAATGCAGGTTCATGCGACGTATGGCAAGTGCCGTGCCCTTATTGTAATCAGTTTCAAACGATGAGCGATCACAAGGATAGGCTTAGATCAAAAATTGATAAGGATACCTGCGACGAGAACGGGGATTACAACTGGTCTAAAATCCTGCCCACCGTCCGATATAATTGCGAGCATTGCGGAATGGACTGGCCGACCGATGAGGCTTCAAGAAAAGATCAATCGCAACTAGGCAGATACATCTCTACGAATCCGAACGCGCCAGAAGATCACAGATCGTTCCACATGGAGGCGGTATCAGTGCATTATTTCCCATTGCCAAAGCTATTGATGGAGAAGATCCGCGCAAGTTACGCGGCAAAGCGTGGAGCAATGGAGCCCCTGAAGGACTACATTCAGAAACGGAGGGCGATGGCTTGGGATGAATCTCCTATCGACTCCGACCAAGACGCGGCCTTTGATCGGTCGAAAGGCAACTATCACAAGCGGGAGGATTTTGAGGGAGAGAAAACGCGGTTTATCTGTATCGACAACCAAGCGGGGAAGGCGTCTCGGGGAGAGGGAGCGCATCGTTGGTATGTGTGTCGCGCGTTCGGCGCGGACGAGTGCCGCCTGATCGATGAGGGCAAGATCACGTCGTGGGAGGAGATGGAGGAGAAGCGGATTGAGTTGGGGGTTGAGACGGGTCGGACGCTGGTGGACATCGCGTTTGACACGGCGGCGGTGCAGGCTGTGTGCGTTCGCTACGGGTGGATGGGCCTTTGGGGCGACATGACGAACAAGCGTTCGTTCCCGCATCATGAGCCGGTGACGGTGAACGGGAAGCCCGATAGGCTCACGCGGAACTATCCGTTCTCTCCGTCGAACATCGGGCATGTGGGGATCGGGAAAGAAGGGATTCGGCGGCAGGCTCGTTACTTTTTTTGGTGTCAGAATCCTATCAAGGACATGTATCATCGGCTCCGGCTGGGGATGAGTACTTACCGATGGACGGTTCCGCAGGACGTCTCGGAGGATTACCGAAAGCAGACGCAAGCGGAATACAAGACGATCACCATCGAGAAGAAGACGGGGCGGAAGGTGCGGGCGTATAAATCCAAGGGGGACAACCACCTTGGGGACTGCGACCAGATGTGTCTGGTGTCAGCGATCATGGACCCGAATCTGAGGGCGTTGCTGTGGGGTGCGGAGGACGAGAAAGAGGATGAGGAGGAAAAAAAGGGTTGACTGGCGTAGGCGGTTAGGGTATCAACGGGACAGATGATTTGTCCGCACTGCAATAAGTCCCTGCCCGATTCGACGATTGCCAAGCATTTGGCAGCGAAGGGGGGGAGGAAGAGCAGGCGGAAGATCACGCCGGAGCAGCAAGCAATGATGCAGGCGGCGAAGGCAAAGAAGAAAAACAACACTAAATAAAAAATATGAAAATTGCAACATGTAACCTGACATCACACGCGCCACTCCTGCAAAGCCGGATGCACGCGACGGACAAGCTCGACCGGGAGACCGCTCAGGATTATGAGGAGCGCGTTTGGAAAAACAAGGCGCACATCGACAATGACGGGAATGTTTTCATCCCCGGCGTGGCGTTCAAAAAGGCGATGCAAGACGCGGCGAAGTTCCTCAACATCCAGATTCCCGGAAAGGGGAAATCGACCTACACCAAGCATTTCAAGTCTGGGGTGATGGTGTTTTCCAACGTGGAGACCGGGAACAAGGAGAGCGACATCCTCAAGCGTCCGATCAACTGCAACTCGGATGGGGTTGCGGGTTCTGGCAAGCGGGTTCTGCGGTTTTTCCCGGAACTCACCTCATGGGAGGGGACGCTGATCGTGCATGTCCTGGACGACACGGTGACAAAAGACATCTTGGAGCAGGTTCTCGTGGCCGCTGGACAGTTCATGGGGGTTGGGGCGTTCCGTCCGCAGAACGGGAATGGCTCCGGGATCTTCGCGGTTGAGGACATCGAGTGGGATAGCTGATTTTCCACCACAACACTGCACAGCACGGCACCCCACAACACAACACGACACGACAACCGCTTTTCCGGCACCACACCGCACTGCACTGCACGTCACCCCACAACACAACACGACACGACAACCGCTTTTCCGCCACGCCACGCCACTTCACCCCACAACACGCCACGCCACGCCACGCCACAACCCGACCCGACACGACAACCCTTCTACCAAAAAAAATATGAACACAGATACCAAGCCAATCGCAACAATCGGCCTCGACGCCCAACTCATCCGCAAGCGGATCGAGTCAATGGAGGTAGGCGAAATCGTCTCCTATTCCGATCTTGAGGAAATCACCAAGCGTCCCCTGAACGAACTCCGGGGAAGTTTCTACACCGCCGCCCGGCAGGTCTTCCGGGAGTTCGGCTGGACGTTCGGACCAGTCAAGGGAGTCGGATACAAGCGCCTCGACGCCGCCGAAAAGCTCGATACCGTCGAAGGCAAGCGAAAGCACATCCACAAGACGGCGCGTCGGGCGGGAGCCGTGTTGGCTTCGATCAAGGTCTCGGAACTGCCGCAAGAGCAGCAGGTGAGGCACAATCTTGAGGTGTCATTCGCGGGAGCGATTGCGCTGGCCACCGGGAAGAAAGCCACGCGGTTGATTGCCGAAAAGGCGGCATCGGCTCCACTCCCCGGCATCGAAGTTCTCTCGCTTTTCGCCAAGTAGCTTTTCCGCCACTGCACTGCACCCCACTTCACTTCACTTCACAACCCGACACGACCCGACACGACAACCGCTTTTCCGTCACAACACATCACAGCACACCACACAACACCACACCACAACCCGACCCGACACGACAACCGCTTTTCCGGCACCGCACGGCACAGCACATCACCCCACATCACAACCCGACACGACAACCGCTTTTCCGACACATCACGGCACTCCACCACACTGCACTACACCTCACGCCACGACCCGACCCGACACGACAACCGCTTTTCCGTCACAACACATCACAGCACTTCACATCACCTCACTACCCGACCCGACACGACAACCGCTTTTCCGCCACGCCACAGCACTTCACATCACCTCACTACCCGACCCGACACGACAACCGCTTTTCCGACACCCCACTGCACTTCACACCACTTCACCCCACAACACAACCCGACACGACAACCGCTTTTCCGGCACCTCACCGCACTGCACCGCACGTCACCCCACAACACAACCCGACACGACAACCGCTTTTCCGCCACGTCACTGCACTGCACCCCACTTCACTTCACTTCACAACCCGACCCGACACGACACGCCCCCCCGAGCCGTTAATAAATCACCCTTGCGTCAACCACCGAATCCGCCGAGTTCGTGTTCTCGGTGACGATGAAGCGCAGGAACTCGGTCGGCAGGGTGAACAGCGCGAACGTGGTTGTCCCCGCCCCTAGCGTCAACTCCCCCTCCTCCGTGTCGAGCCAGTTGACTTGATCCGTCGCGGTCTGGAACTTGACCTTGATCGCCAGCTCGTTGTAGATGCGGTAGGCGGCGATCCTCCCGCCGACTGCGACCGTTACCGACGTTGCCAGAAGCTTTCCTGGGAGCGTGTCGGTTAGGTGATCCTCGCTGGCAAACGTGATCGAGTTTTCCGTCGTGGCCACGGTGGGGGAAAGCGAAAAGAGCAACGTCCCGTCCACCCCGCCCATCGCAATCCGCTTTGCGAAGTTGGCAGCCGACTCGGTCATGACGGCCGCGAGTTGGCGCAGGCACGGGACGCGGTCGGTTAGGGTGACGACGGTGGTGTCCACGGTGGCGGAATAGATCGGATGCGCGAGAGTTCTGGCGAAATAGTCTGGCCCTGAAGTCCCGTCGGCATTGATGGCCCGCTTGAGTGCCAGCATGGTGTCGGTGGCCGAGGCCCCGATTTGGACATCGTAGGCGGCGGCCATCGTGGTTTTGAATCGGTAGGTCCGCTTAAAGTTTGCGTCATCGATGCCCACTACCAGCGTGTCTCCGTCTGAGGGATTGGAAATCGCCGCAACGTCACCAATGGCGGCGGTCCCCTCCGAATAGCATCGGATGTTCCCGCTGGGCGTTCCGCTGGCCGCGCCACGGGTGATGGCGGTAAATTCGCTGGTGGAAATCTTCTCGGCCAGCCCGTATCCTGTCAAATTGGCGGAAATCGTCTCAACCCCAGGAGCGTCGCTGATGGTCCCGTAAACCTTGAGCGAGGTCACTTCGGTGGCCAAATCCTGCCGAACAACGATTAGGGTGGCGGCTGCGGGCTGGGTGGTGATGGGGTTGGCCCCTGACGTTCGGAAGGCGGAGGAGGACATTTCGAGACAATCCACTACCCCAAATAATTCGCAAATGCAACAATTTTGCGGTTGCTAATCCTTAGTAAGTTGATAAGGGTAGTCAACAATGGCAGTCAAGCAGACCTTGGTTGGGCTGGATGCAGCTGATTTAGAGGCGATTAGAGACGCCTGCAAGGGTTGCATCATCGCCCAGACAGTCCGAGGGGTGTCATACACCATCGCGGGGAGAAGCTTCTCTTTCCCCTCCTTGGAGTCTGCGGCCAACATGCTCCAAGAGGCAAATTACGCCCTTGGACTGCTTTCTGGGACCTTCGCCCAGGTGGTCAGGGCCAACTTCAATCCCGGCATGGGTAGGGGGAGGCGCGGATGAAAGAGTTCCGCCCAAACCTCCTAGACCGCGCCGTCTCGGCCATCGCCCCCGCAGCAGGGATGCGTCGGATGGCGGCGCGGCAAGCTCTCCACCTGCTCAGTTACGACGGGGCGCGGCAATCCACAAAGCGATCCTCCGCCCCCCAAAACATCTCCCCGAACAGCTTCGATGTCCAGCGGGACCGATTGCAGCTCATGCGGGAGGCCGAAGACCTAGAGCGGAACTTTGCCCCAGCAAAGCACCTCAACCGGAAATATGCGCTCTATACCTCCCCGATCAGCTACCATGCGGCAACGGGTGACAGCGGGCTAGACAAGGAAGTTGAGGCGTATCTGAACGATGAGGTTTTTCCGAATTGCGATGTCACCGGCCGCTTCGATTTCTTCAAAATGATGGAGTTCGGGGTGATGGGGTGCAATCGGGGAGGAGATTACGGATGGGCGTTTCTCCGCCCCGAGTTGGAAGAGGGGATGAGCGAGGAGGAGGCGTTGCAGCTCGACCTAAAGATTCAGGCGGTTGAGCCGGATCGTATCGGCGGGATCTATCAGAACGTAGTTTCCAACGACTATGTTTCTGGATGTATCATCGGGGCCTATGGAGGGATTGACGCCTTCCGCGTGTTCCATCGGAGCATGACGACGAGCGTTTACGACAATCCCGTGGACATCCCGGCTGACCAGTTCGTGCATTTGGTTGACCCGATGCGGATCGACATGTATCGGGGTGTTTCTGTCCTCTCGACCGCCGTCCAGAATCTGCGGGACATCTACGAGATGGTGGACTCTGTTAAGGGCAAGGCGAAGTTGGCAAGTGCTCTAACAGTATTTACAAACTCCAACGGGGCCACGGTGGGAAGCGGGGCATTCGACCCCTACGGGACGACGGTTGACCAGTCTGGTGGATCGTCAGCATTGCAGCAGGACATCGCATTTGGGCAAATCAACCACCTTGCGGCGGGTGCGGACATCAAGTTTCCAACCAGCAATTCCCCTTCTTCCGAGGAGCAGGCGCTGATTACCCTGCTCCTGAAGTTTGTGGCGATGAGCTACGGGCTCCCCTACTCTTTCGCGCTGGACGCATCAACCCTTGGCGGCGTCAGCAGTCGCCTAGAGTCCGAGATGGCCAAGGCTGAATTTGAGCGCGGCCAGCGCGTCCTTTCGCCGCACGCCCATCGGATTAAGAACACGTTCCTGATTGACGCCATCGCCAAGGGGGTTTTCCCCATCGAGGTGTTGGGACAGATCACGAAGGGGCGTTGGGGATACAGACCGCATCCTCAACCCGACATCGGCAAGGAAGCGTCAGCGGCCGTCAATCTCTACCAGAGCGGCCTTCTCGACCCGATGAAGCATTGGGTGGACAACGCGCAAGACCCCGAGGCGGTGGCGGATGCGATGGCGCGTTGGGCGATCATCAAGCGCGACACGGCCAAGCGGCATGGCCTTGACGAGCAGGCTGTATTCGGGGCAGGTCCAGCGAAGCCTCTATCCCAGACGGAGAGCGCCACCGAGAGCACGACCATTGACGCTGCCAAAAAGGAGCTTTCCCGCCACGAATTCGCCAAGGAATCAACCGAATCGATGCGGCAGCGCGTGGCCGACAAAGAGAAGGCGGGCAAAGACGTTGCATCCGAGAAGGAGGCATTGATTGCGGACTTGCGATCAAAGGAATCCAGCGGGGCCGATGCAAAGGAAATCCAAGCGGGGAGGGTGGCAATTGACCGCATTAAAAGCGATTTAGAAGACGCCTATGGGGAGCTTCGCAGGGCCAGGGCGATTCTGACGAAGCGGGAGACAGATGAAGGAGCAACCGACAAAGCAAAGACGCCGAATAAGGCGAATGCGAAGAATCGGGACGAGATCCACGCCTTTGTCGAGGCGCTGAAAGGGCAAGGATACCCAGAGCAGGAAGCCTACGCCATCGCCTACGACATCGTGGACAGCGGCAAATTTTCATGGAGCAAGCTACCTGCCAACATTCAGGCGAAATACAATCTGGAGCGGAAGGAATTCAAATCCAACCCGATCTTCAACGAAGAAGATCATTCTCGGGATGATGACGGCAAGTTCGGTCCAGGCGGAGGAGGCGGAGGAGGATCTAGCAGCAAGGACGATACTAAATCCAGAGCAGACTACAGAAGCTCCAGAGCATCCGTAGGAAATATGAAGCAAGCTAAAGTTACAGGTGAAGGAGAGAACGCAACTCTAACGATGAGCGATGGGAGACCTCTGCCTGCTCATATAAAACCTTCGATGATACCCCCAGCGTATCGTCATGATATGCAAATCGCGACAGACAAGGATTCTGATGTTTGGGCAATCAGCCGAGACGAAAAAGGAAGCTCCAAGAGGGTATATAACCCTGCTTACTCGGAAAGGCAGAAAGAGACCAAATGGGCAAGAGTGAATAATGGAGTTGCTGAGTCACAAGCAATCCGCTCTAAGATACATAACGACATCAATCAGGGAGAGAACAAGGAAGAGGCGGCTGCGACATGGCTCATGTCAATGCAGGCGACTCGGCCCGGAAGTGAGAGTGACACCAAGGGGAGCAAGGCACTATGGGAAGTGCCGATCACAGCGGAGAACGTAACCATCATCCCCTCGAAAAACTCCAAGGATCTACCGAAAGTAGTTCTTCAGGTTGGAGACGATCAGATTCCGATCAGGGACGAAGCAGCAAGGAGGGAAATTCTATCCCGTGTCGAGTCTGGCAAAGAATTTAGGGACGCGGGATATTGGATTAAATCCTACGGAGCAACAACGCTAGAGGGCAGGCACGTTATTCCAGACGGCGACGGGGTGAGGTTGCAGTTCATGGGCAAGGAGGGGGTTTGGCATGATCACAAGATTTCTGACCAGAACCTTGCGAAGAATCTGCTGGATCGGAAGCAGCAATCAGGAGACGGGGGTAAGCTGTTTAATACGGATTACGCCAAGGTTTCAAAATACACCAACTCGCTAGGGAGCGGAATCTACAGTGCTAAAGACCTCCGCACGATTCGCGCAAACGAGCTGGCATCGGACATCATCGGGTCATCGGCGCGAGAGTTTGACTCGGACGCTGACAGGAAAAGCTTCATCAAGGACGTGGCAATCAAGGTTTCGGGAGTCCTCGGAAATAAACCTCAACAAGCACTTGAATCGTATATCAATCCCGCCGTCTTCGACGCGCTGAAAGTATCTAACAAAAAAGCAGCATGAAATTAGTAAACCTACCAGTTGAAATCTCATGGGGAGATAAAGAACCAGAAGCAAAAGCGGAGCCACACACGGAGGATGACGAGTTACACGATTCGGAGGATGCCACTCAGGAAGAAAAAGACCACGTCAAATCAGTTCTAGGATTCGACCTAAACGAACTTTTCAAAGATGAATAACATGACAAGCACCCACCACTTCGCATCAATGGAACGCTCGATTGTCATGGTCGCCGAGGGGGTGATTCGCGCAGCGTCGCTCATCACAAAAGGCGAGGCCACGGGACATTTCGACGACAAAGGAAGGCAAGTCGTCATTGACGACGTGACCCTTGAGCAGCTTTTCAACGTCTGCAAAAAGCTCGGAAAAATCAAGGTGAAGGCCGACCACGGAAGCGGGGTCATGGCAACGGTCGGATGGGCTGACAGCTTCTGCCTCACATCCGACAAGGTTCTTGCTGACCTACACCTCTACGACTCCGAACCCTCCCGCCCCCGACTGCTTGAGATCGCAGACAAGAACCCGAATCACATCGGGATCAGCATGGAGTTCAACGGCAAGGACAAGCCGAGCGGCAAAATCTGCTTGGCGCGATGCTCCGAAGTGTTTTGCGCGGCCATCGTGAGCGACCCCGCAGCCAACAAATCTTTGTTTCAAATCCCAGAAAAGGAGGAGGAGCAAGAACCTGAAACCAAACCAAACCAAACCAACATGGAAAACGAAGAAACCACCGAAGAGCCCACCTTGCAAGACTGCATGGCGAGGCTTGAAGAAATCGGCACGCGGTTGACGGCTCTTGAGACGCCTGCCGATGCTGACAACGAAGAAGACAAGGGACTTGAAGAAGATCCTGAAGTCGTCGCTACCGACCCCGAATCCCAGCCCGCCGAGCCTGAGAAGGTTGAGGTGGACGAGGAGAAGAAGATCGAGCTTGCCGCCAGGCGCGGGGCAGAGATGGCCATTAAGGCTTTCTCCGCAAAGCTCGGCATCACCAAGCTCGGGAAGCCTGGGGCAGCCAGCCAATCCAAGCCGACCACGAAGCACTTCGCTGAGTTCGTCGCGGATGAAGCACTTGCCAATCACGACGGCGACCAAGTCAAAGCCACGGCTCACATTCTCTCCAACAAAGCCAAGTTTGGCGATGCGTGGAAGGCATACGAGTCCCAGCGCACTGTTAAAACCGCCTAACTCAAACCAACAAAAACAAATCAAATCATGAGCAGCCAAAACGATAATGGCTTCAAGTCATTCCTAGCATCTGGGGCAATCTCGGCGTATCTCGTCGTGACGATCCAGTCCGACGGAACGATTAAAGCCGCAGCCAATAACACAAAGGGCAACGGTGTCCTTCAGGAAGACGCCGCAGATGCAAATTATGCGAGCGTGAAACTCTGGTCCGCACCAGGAACGCACATGGCCCAGATTAGCGGGTCAGCAGTCACCGCAGGGACCGCATACGGGGTCATCACTGGTGGATTCGTGGGCGTTGTCACAAACACCTACGTTACCGCGATGGAAAGCCAAGGCGACAACGACGGCGCGGTGAAAGAATTCGTGGTCAACTAAGCAACCCGACAAACGATAACACACTAAAAAAATGGCCTATACCAATGCACAAGCCACGCCGCGAAGCGATATTTACGCTCTCGCGATGCAGGCAAACGCCGACTTCAATCAACTCTGCATCGCTGACAAGATTTTTCCTGTCAAGGGAGAGGACGTGAAGCGCGGCATCTACATGCGGGCGAAGCTCGCTAACGCGGAACTGCTTAACGGAGACGCTAAGCCACGCGCAGCAGGAGACGGTTACAACCGAATCAACCGCAAATACGATACCGACACATACGATGCCGAGGAATACGGCCTGGAGGGAGTCATCGATGATTCCTACGAGGCCGAGACGGAGCGGTTCATGAACCTTGAGGCCACGGAGGCCGCTCTTCTTGAGCGTTCCCTCCGCATCTCCTACGAGGTCCGAGTCGCCGCAAAGTTGATGAGTTCATCCACGTTCACCGCCACATCTGCGGCCGTAAACTACACGGAAG